CAGACTGGGGCGCCGGCTCCAGTAGTCGCTGCTGCGTCAAACACTAGAGTCTGGTTGGGCAGATGAATAAACAGGTGCCTGTAGCCCTTATCTACGCGAGCCTCGACAAGCACATTGGACAACTCTTCCTCTGTAAATTCGGTAAGCAGTTGGTCAATCTCCCTAGTTGCAATACGTTCTGCATTGCTCCCAGTGATGAGCCAGACAGAAGGAGCTTCGTTCCGGCCGCCACCAATGAACGCGATGGACTCCATGAACACGCAGCAGGCATGAGTGCCAACTGTGCCACGCTGTACCTGTGCGCCTTCTACACGCTGAAACGGGAATAACTGACCACCCACGTTGTCAAAGACTTCGATGGTGTGCCGGTTGAGCGCATAGACCTCGTTTCGGACCTTTTGCAGAGCAACGATTGGGTCAGGATCAGCTTCAGCAGAGCCGTACTTGAGTGGGTTTACTGAGAACGGATCATTAAGCTCTGTGACGATCAGGAACTCCCCGTCTGTGGTCATAAAGTAGCCATCCACCCAAACGACATCGACAACAGTTCCCAAATCGGGATCTGTCACCTGTTGCAGCCCAGTGCTAGGACGATACAGGAACAGATTGCCTCCAGAGGCGACAGCCAAGTAGTCGAAGGAATAGTCAAACGTGACCTGACCAGTCCCTCCTACGTCCCCTATGACGGTCACGACGTTCGTACTAGAGATCGACACCAGCTTGGTGCCCATCACGCGGTAGAGCAGCCCTTGCCACTCGATAGCGCCACGGTCTACGCCGGGACCAGTGCCAAGGCTGACAATGCCGTCTGCAGGACGAAGGTATGCAGGGGAGATTCCTGAACTAAGAATCACAGGAATCATATTGCGTGGATACTCCACGCGGAAGTCCCCAGCGGTATCTGTGTAAATTCCGTTGAGGATCGGGATTTGCATTACTTCTTCTTTGCAGTCTTTGCAGAAGCCTTAAATGCGGCAGCAGTGGGCGCTCCCTTAGAGCCCGGCTTGCGCATACGTTCCTTTGATCCTGCTTCGATGCGCTCGCGTTTAGCTGCGATGTTAGAGTAGAGACCTTTTTTCATTTGCAGTTCCAGCGTTTAAGACTTGCAGCCTTGCGTGTTGGCCGGCCCTTCTCATCTTTCATTGGGCCTGGCATTCCAGACATCCTAGCGCAGAAAGACTTCTTGCGTCCAGCGTCAGCCTTCGTCTTGGGATTCGGTGCAGGAGCCTTGAGGTTCGAGCCAGTCTCTTTGTTGTACTTAGCCCTGCCCTTGGCAGTCAACCCAGCGCCTTTCGACACTGGCAGCTTCTCGCCCTTGGACACTGAAAGGTTTACCTGCTTCTTTTTCATTGAGGATGAACTTGTTGTTCGAGAGCAGAAATACGTTGAGCCAGAGCGTCAAGCTGTGCAGACAGCCCAGTAACCTGACCTACGCCGTGACTATGCGAGGCAGCGGCAAAGTCTGCTGCATTGGAAGTAATGATGTCGCCACAGCCCACGAGATCCAGAGGAGTGTGCTGGTGGTCGATCATTGCTGCGCCAATGGAAAGGGGAGTAATGGCATCAGACTGACCAGCAGCATGAGTGGCTGCGTGAGGCGCTGCAATGGCTAGGATCTTGCGGACAAGACCAGTCTTGAGCTTGGTCCACAGAGAACCATTTGACGGGTCAATAGCTAATTCCCTAACCGCTACGTCTGACGGACTTGGGGCAGAGCCGTCGTTTACTTTGTTATTCAACAGAATAGTTGGCATTTCTTTCATGTAGCACTAACTCAAAACAAATCAAGCCGCCGGATTGGACAGCGGCTTGATGTGAGTGAGTTTTACTGAGGGTTGGCAGCGTCGTAAGCAGCCTGCGCTTCAGCCTGCGTGCTGTAGGTAATGTAGTTATAAGCCCACTTCCCATAATGGGCGCCAGCCACCAAGTACTGATGAACAATGCTAGGACTTGCAGAAGTCCAGTTTGAGAAGTCCATGTCCTGGGCTACCAATGCGTTTTGTTCGCTGGCGTACTCTGCCTGGTTCCATGCCCATTGGCCGTTCTTTGCGCCTGCACCACTGTACTGATTCACGCCAGAGTTGGCTGCAAGCCATGTTTGATAAGCGGCTTCGTTCACAGCGGCTTCAGCAGCTTCAGCTTCAGCCTGCGAGGCGTACTCAGTCGAGTTGTATGCCCACTGGCCGTAGTGAGTAGCTTCTGGATCAACAGAATTACCACCAGCAGTCACAAACTGGTTTGCGCCAGTATTAGCTGCAAGCCACGCTGCATAATTGTATTGGCTATCAAGCGCGTCTCCCTTGTTGTTAAATGGGCCGTTGGAGTAGTAAAACCACTTGCCGTTATTCACTCCGGCTTCAGTGTATTGCTGCACTTCCTGCATTCCAGTTGGAAGCGGACTGGTTCTTGCCGAAATCCACGCTTCAAACGTGGAGTCAGTCACCGTTCCAGAAACGGTTCCGTTGTTGACTGCCGTGGAAGCAAACGTAGCGTTGCCACTAATTGTTGCGCCCGCCTTGTTCTGAGCAGTGCCTTCAAAGACAGCATTGCCAGTTACTGTCCCGCTGTTTGCGGACCCATCCTGAAACACCACGTTTCCAGTAACAGTGCCAAAGTTTTCTGAGCCGGCGCCAAAAGTGGCGTCACATGCGATTGAGATATTTGGATTCATAATAAAAAGAAAAAAGAGCAGGGATGGCCGGTGTTTAGCCAGCCATCCCCGCAGTTGTGTTAGCGATTAAACGCCACGCCATTGAGCGTGACGATACCTGTTGTGCCGCTAACGGAACAGGTCAAGTTAGCCGAAGGATTCGCCACCGAGGTCAACGTCAGGTCATTCGACCCAATATTGATGCTCTGCGGCTGCGTCCAAGTATCCAGGTCGGCAGACCCGGAACTGAGCAGTGTTACGTCAGTGGTTCCGTCTGGAAGCTGCGTTGCTGCCTGAGTCATGGCGCTGTCGCCAAACCAGTTAGCAAGCGTGCCCCAGTCGTTTCCAGAGCTGGCGTAGAAGTAGGCCCCAATCACGGGAGTGGTGTTGCCTCCACCACCCCCGCCATTAAAACCCGAGAACGTGCCTCCGTCCAAAGTGCTGTTCTCAGTGAGAATAACACCCGAATCGGTGGGAACTGAACCAGCGCCGATCAGGCCGCCGGTGATCGCAACGTTGTTTGCATCCTGTACAGACATCGTGCCCAGGCCAGCAATCGAGCCTTCTGCACTGGTGAGGCGGGAGTCAAGGTTCTGACCTTCGAGAGTCGAAACCCGGTCACTCACGTCTTCGATGTCGCTTTCAAGCGAGCCCTGAGCTGAACTAACAGCCGAGCTGATTTTGCTATCCACTTCAGCGGACGAGTCAACGCTCAGGTTCGAGCGGGAAGCAGCAGCGTCAGCAAGGTCGCTGAGATTTGCAGCGATCTTCAGGGACGCATCAGCGCCAGCCTGCGCGGTTGCAGCGGCCGAAACGGCGCTATCGGCAGTGGACTGCGCGGCATCAGCAGCCGATTGGGCTGCGTCTGCAGCAGACTGAGCAGCGTCAGCGGCGCTCTGGGCAGCGTCGGCCGCGCTCTGAGCAGCTACAACATCGCTCTGAAGAGCGTCAACTTCGCCTTCAGCAGTCGAAAGACGGCTGTCAAGGTTCTGCCCTTCCAGCGTGTCAACGCGGGAAGAAACAGCAGCGATGCTGGAAGCCAGCGCGGTTGCGACGTCAGAGCCAGCGGCCAGAGCGTCAGCAATTTCCTTCAGGGTGTCGAGCGTCGCAGGACTCCCATTGATCAGGGCTGCGATGGCGGCGTCCGTGTAAGCGTCAGAGGCGCTTTTGGAGGTCGCAATCTTGCCGTCAACTTCAGCAGAGCTATCAACACTGAGGTTGGTCCGGGCAGCAGAAACGCTGGCGAGATCACTCAGGTTGGAAGCGATCTTCAAGGAAGCGTCTGCACCAGACTGAGCAGCAGCGGCTGCCGTCGTCAGCGTGTCAAGAGCGCCCTGAAGGCCAGTGACATCAGAGATCGTGTGGCTGTGTACCGCACGAGCAAAGGCAGAAGCACTCTCAAAGGTGATGATCGTGCCATCAGTCTTTTTGATGAAGAGCTTCCCGTCAGCCGTGTTAAGGGCAATTTGGCGCAGAGGCAACTCTGCGGACGTTGGGACAACGCCAGAAGTGGCGCTATACTTAAGTAGGAACTGGTTAGCCATATTGGTTTTTGTTTACTGCGTTTGTCCGGGGGAAAGTTAAGGAGCTACGAATGCTCCGTTGATGTAACTCCAGCCGATTCCTGCGCCAGAGTCACCTATTGCGACTGTATAACATCCAGTGGGAGGAGTCCAAGGCGTAACACCATCCCAGATGATGACGTTCTCTACGATGTTTGTAGCTGAACTGATTACTGCGTATTGCATGATTAAAAATA